AAGATAAGTTTTATTAGCAGATAATATACTTTCCATTAATGCTAGTCTAGTACCAATATCATTTCTATCTTTAGCATTAGTTATATCTAATTTAGCTTGTAAATCATCAATATCATTTTTCTTAGAGTCTAATACATCAGTATATCTTTTTAATTGAGTTTCCCATTGTAAATTACCTATAGCCTTCTGTTGGTCTAATATAGATTTAGTTGAAGCATCTATACTTTCATTATATTCTTCAATTTTATCATGTACTTTAGTCCATTCATCAGTTCCTTTTTTAAGCTTAGATAATTGAGATTGTAATTGATGATTAGTTATTCTAAGTTGTGCATTATACTCTATAGAATTAGTTAATTCTTCATCCATTAGCTTAATTCTACCTGTATAATCATTAGAATTAGTTCCCATTAATATTTCTAATTTATCATGGGTATCACCGATTTTATCTTGTAGATTATTAAATAATTCAGTATATTTTTTAATTTGAGTTTCCCATTCTAAATCTTTAATGGCTTGTTTTTGATCTTCAATACTTTTGCTAGTATCTATTAATTTTTGTTGATATTCTCCTATTTGTTGATTTAAAATATTCCACTCAGCAGTATTTCTTTCTAATGAATCTCTTTGTGCCATAATTGTATTTAAATGATCATACAAATTATCTTGATAATCTTTATTTACTTCAAGTATTTGCTTTGTATATTTCATTCTATCTTCATCAGTTTTATTAAATACATCTTTTAAGTATTCCGAATAAGATACTCTTTTAGAATATCGTTCTTCTTCTTCATCAAACATTCTAGTTTGAATTTCTATACGTTCTTTAATTGCCGTATTTATTTCTTGTTCAAGTTTTAACTCTTTATCTGCAGATTCTATTGCTAAATTAGAAGCATCTTCATAATTTTTCTTTAATTCTTTAAATAATTCAGCACCTTTTTTATAGGCTTCTTCTTTCTTTTTAGCACCATCTCCAGTACCAAAATTCAAAGTTTGACCATAATATTTATTATAAAGTGACATCCATTCATTTTCAGACATAGACTCTAAATCTCTACCCTTCATCCATGACCAATTGCTATAAAACTTCTGTTTTAATTGCTCTTTCATAGATTCAGCTTGAGATTGTGCTGATTTAAGTTTATCTAATTTTACTCTTTGTGCGTCTATTTTTTCATTTTCTTGAGTAAGAATATCCTTAAAATTAGATTTAGATTCTAATGATTGTAAGTTAGCTATTTTCTGAGATATTGTATCTATTAATTTATCAGATTTTTCTAATGAATTATTTATAGTTTTTATAGTTGCATCATATATATTTTCTGCTTTGCCATCATATGCATATTGAGTTTCTGATTTACTATGTTTACTTTTTGTTTTTTTGTGACGACCAGAGCCCCCTGAAGATTTACGACCTCTTCCTCCGCCACCAATTCCTCCAAAATTAGGTTTACTTAATGATGTATTTGCTATTTTATTTTTTGCACTATTAATAGCATTTTCCATTATAGTTATCCCTTTATTCAACCCTTCAACCTGTTTGTATGCTTGTTGCATTTCTAAGAATTTCGTTCCATCAGTATCTCCAGCCTTCATATTCAAAAACTCTTGAGTAGTAGCTGATTTAAGTGCTTCTATTCCTTGTCCCATGCTACTATATATACCTATCCAATGTTGTTGAACTGCTTTACATAATTGAGCATCCACTTCAGCCTTTGCTGTAGCTACCGTTTTAAAATTCTCAAGGTCTAAATTATAGGAATTTCTTATTTCATCGAATGCGGTTTGATGATCTCGTATTACTTTACTACAAAATGTCGAGTTGCCTTCTAATTTAGATGCTATTGCATTTAATGCTACATCTCTTTCATGTTTAGAAGCTGATTCAAGATGTTTATATAACTCTTTTTCATCTGCAAGCAGAGGTATTAAATCGCTATGTTTTTCGTTGATTTCACCCACGCTCTCAGCAGATAGATGACCGTTTTCTGTCATTTCTTTCATATATTTATTATAGTCTTTGGCGCTATTTAAAGCATTTTTGTACGTTTCATTTAAATCTTCTTGTTTTTGGTTTAATAAATATGTACTCTGAGCAACTTGTGCATTTTGCTTTGCAACTTCTTTTGTATCAAAACCCTTTAACATTTGAGTCAAATCAACTTTGTCTTGACCGCTAGCCCTTTTAATTTCATCCTTTAAAATTTTAACAAATAAATCAGAGTTCTTTTTTAAATATTCTTTATTTACAGATAAAGGCATGATTTTAGTTAATTCTAAAGGACTCATTTTTAAAGTCTTAGATAGAGCTAATATTGAATTAAAGTATTTTTTTAAATCATCAGCTTTTGGATCTTTTAATGATACTACCATTTTAATATTTGAATAATTAGGATCTTTTTCTATATTATCTTTAAACTTTTGAATTTCAACTTCTAAAGATGTAAAATCCAATTTACCATTTTTCAAAAATTTAGAAGGATCGATTCTAATATTCGCTAATTTTTGTTGAAAACTATCTAAATTTTTAGAGTCAAATACTGCTTGTACATATGGCTTTAGTTCAGAATATTTTTGTTTTTGTTCTTCAACCTTAGTACCTACTTGTGCTAATATATTTTTATATTCTTCAGTTTTTCTATCTAGTTCTTCTTGTTGCGCCTTTGTTAATCCTACTGCACGTTTTATTTCATTTAAACCATCGATTGTATGCTTGTATGTATTACTGCCTAATCCTACATTATCTCCACCATTTTTTAAATTCTTAGCTTGATGTTTTAAATCATCAATAGTTTTTTGAATTTCTCTATATTCTTTCTGCTTGTCCTTTAAGAAATCATTACCACCGCTAATTAATTTATTACTTTCTAGTTTATTTTTTTGTTTTAGTAACTCAATCAGTTCTTTCGTTGATTTTTTTTGTAACTCCATTTCTCCTGTTTCGGAATTAATTCCTTTAACTAATTCAGGAAATTTATCAACTAACTGTTGTTTAATACTTTTTAACTTTTCTTGTTCTTCAGTAGTTAATTTAGTTTTCTTAGATAGATTATCATACTCTTTACCTTCTGTACGAAGATAAGTTATCATATCATTATTAGATTTTATATTTTGCTGAACAGATTGTTGGAGTTCTTGATTTTTTTGCTTTAATTCACTAGATTTATTAATAAGCTTCGTTATACCCTCTAGTGCTAAGGTTATTCCAATTGACAACCCCATAGTCAAAACTGTTTGAACCGCCAACGCTTCTAGTTTTGTAGCTTTTAAGGAAATCTTTAAAGCACTCAAAGTCCCTTTCATAACTCCCATTTCTGTTATAGATGCCCGTAATGCCGTTGGGAATGATTTGACAACTGTTAGCAACCCTTTTAATTCGCTAAATTTTGTGAATCCTGTTATCCAACTTTTAAAAGACTTATTAGATAATAATAAAACAGTATTCAAACTAATTAGTGCTAATCTAAGTCCTCCAAATTTGTCAACTAAATTAAGTATTCCTGTACCCATATTAACTATTGATTTTAAAGTACTACTATTCATAGAATTATTAAACACAACTTCCCATTTTGCTTTAAATTTGTCTATAGCACCTGATAAAGAATTTAGATAAGTTTCGTATTGTTTATTTGTTTCACCACTAGCTTTCATTACTTCACTGTAAATTTGTTGTGATCTTGACACCCCGTTCACATCTTTGGCAAGTCCCTGCATTAAAGCTGAGAAACGAGATATTTGATAAACGCCTAAAGAACTTGATACCATAGCTTTTTGCTTATCATTCATATCATTCCATTTATTTGCTAACTCTTGAAGTATTTCACCAACTGGTTTTAATTGTCCCGCCATTGATCCAGTCTCTACTCCCATTTTTTCAAGAGTATTAATTGTAGCACTAAAATCTTTATTCACTTCACCTGTATCTTTTTTTACTTGTTGGAATTTGGCAAAAATTGTCTTTAGGGATGTTCCAATCGTCTCGCCTGATTCCCTTGTTTTCTCTGAAATTATTGCACCCATTGTTGCTAATTCCTGCAATGAGACTTTACCTTCTTTTGCCATTGCACCAGATTTCTGAATAATTTGTCCTACTTCGACTGCTGAAGTACCAGATACAGCTCCAACTTTTACCAATACATCACTTAATTCTTGTGCATCTACTTGCAATGAGTTGATACCTGCTGTCATTAATTCAGTTGATTGGTTTATGTCTCCATTAATAACCTTATTAAATTTACTGAAAATCTGCATTCTTTTGTTTGTTTCGTCTATTGCTAATCCTTGCCTTGTTAATTCTACGGTTAGTTTACTCATATCCGTTAACGTAGTAGCTAAATTCACACTCATTTTTGAATAAGAGTTTGCCAATTTGTCGGTTTGTTCTTGTGTCATACCACTTATTTCACGCACTTGAACCATTTGTTGATCTAGTCTTTTGACAAATTCGATGCCTTGAGAAAATTTTGCAAGTCCTTTGTACACCAGTCCCATCGTCAAAGCCATAGAAGTCATTTGTTTGATGCTATTGCCCATTCTTTCAAATGCATTTGATATATGTTTATTACTAACTTTTATAGCTTCACTATTTTGGTATATTTTTTGAGTGTTTCTATCAATAGTTACTCCAAATTGTTTCGTTTGATTATTAGATTGTTGAGTAGCTACTGTCATTTTAATTTGGGAGTTTCCTGCACTGTCTAAGGTACGTTTATAACTCTTAATAGAAGCATCGGCACCGTATATCGCTTGTATTTGTGCTTTTATGTACGAATCATTACCAAACATTCCACCAGAAGCGAATCCCTTTTCCTGACCTAATTTTTGTATCCTCTTCTGTTCGGCTTGTGCTATTCTATTTTCAACCTCAATAGCTTTTTGTTCTTTTTCTTTTAACGCCTTAAGCCAAAATTGTTCATATTGTTGTCCATTGTTTCTATTTAATCTAGTTTGTTGTTGAGCTATAGTTTCATTACTTCCTGTAATTATTCGTTCGATTTTCTTTTGTATTTCTGTAGTATTTTTTAATCTATTTTGTTCTTCTTGGTACGCTAATTTTCTAGCAGTATCATTAGCCTGTGTATTTTGCACTTGTTTTAGTTTATACTCTAATTCTATATTCTTGTTAATGGCTTGTGCCTGTTTTTGTATTGTTTTTAGTTCTTCTTGTCTTTGTTTAACATTAGACTTTTCTCTTGCATTAGCCATTAAATTTGCTAATTTACTTTCTTCATCTCTAACTTGTCTTACATTAGTAGACACTTCTTTATACTTACTAACAACTTGTCCTGTTTTAGCATCTATTTTTTCAGTTAATTTAACAACTTCACCTACACCATTTGACCATTCTTTAACGTTTTTAACAGGTACAAAATTATCTCCTACCTGCTTCATTTTTGTTGATACTTTGTCTAAATCTTGAGATATTTGTTTAAATCCATCAGTGTTTAATTTAATTCCATTAGATTGTAATTGTTGTTGTAAATTTTTATAATCATTAATGATTTTATCAAAATTAACATTATTGAAATTAATATTAACCTTGTAATCTTTTTGTAAATCATTAATCATTTTATTTAAATTTTGTTTAGCTTCCTCAAAATTAAATCCTACACCCAACTGAATACCATATGTTTCAGCCATACCGTCTAATCATCTCCTTTCTGTGCAAAATAAAAGGACTCACAACATATATTGAGTCCTTTTCGTACATATTATATAATTTTTATACCTTTACTTCGCATATATCCTATGAAAGCATTTATTGCACTTTTAGTATTTTTTAATTCTATTTCAGTATTTTCAATAAAATCTTTAGTGTGAGGGGCAAATATGTTTTTACCTTCATTTAACCATTGTGCGATGTAATTCATCCCAACTTGTTCACCTTCTTTGATACCTAATTTATTACTTCCCCACCATGATTCATGAGTAAGGTCGGGGTTAAAACAAACTTGTGCTATGTACATTCCATTCTCTTCTTTTACGTCTCCTACTTCAATTGACTTCAATAACTCATAGGTTCTTTGGTATCTGTTGCTAGGTTGATGTGAATACACCTTATCCAATACTTGCTTTTTTAATTCATCCTTGATAACTCTACTAACATCATCTTTTAATGCATTTATAGATTGTTTTTTAATTTCTTTTTCTAATTGAGACATATCAGAAAAATAAGCCATTATTCATCACCTAATTCAAGTTCTCTTATCTGTCTTTCTAATTCTTCTTTTCTTTTTAGTTTTAACTGTCTCTCTTTTTCTCTTTTTAATTCTTCCAATGCTTGTTCGGTATCTATATTTTCATTACTTTCTTCTTTGACTTGTTCAATTAATTCTCTTTGTTCTTCTATATCCATATTAACTAAATTATCTAGTCCTTCTTTAGATGACTAGATAATTTAGTTAATATAAATTATCTAGTCCTTCTTTAGATGTCTTTTCTATTAGCTCAGGTATAATTATATTTAATAATTCTTCTTCTACATTTATTACATCTTCGCTAGGACTCATTAATATTTCTATAATCTCAGTCTTTTTAAAATTCTCTAAATTAATATTAGTAAACATATTTAATATTTCTATTCTATCATCTAAATTATAAGATACTTGTCCCTTTTCTAAAGTTTCTTTGTTGTTTTCTAAAAATCTAGTCATAAAATTACAAAAGCTTAACATATTATATTCATTTAATTCATATACTTCTACATTACCTACTTGCTTTAACACCTTTGCTTTTATTTCTAATTTTCTTTTACCCATAAAATCTTCTTTACTAAATTTATTCATTATTCTAAAATTCCTCCTTTAATACATCTTTATTAGTTTTAAACATAAAAAAAGAGATAAGATTAGACTTATCTCATATTAATTAAATGCATATTTTCTTATTGTTTTAGTTATTGACTCCAAATGTCTACTTTCCAATATTAAATTTCTTTCTTCATTATTATCTTTATAACCTAGTAATAGATAGCTATTAACTTCTGACTTTCTTTTCATTCCAAAAGCTAATACACCAAATATTACTAATTGCCCTAAATTTACCGACTGATTAATTTGCGTTTCACTTTGAATTTCAGCTT